GACAGAACAACGCCTCGCCGGTTAACGGTGTTATCGGTGTGTTCCTCGGATGTTCGTACACCAACCCGACCACGAAGCAGAAGCTCTTCTCGCAGTACTACCCCGGTAGTGTTGTGGCTGACGACATCATGGCTTATGTCTGTGATGATCCGAACGCTCTCTTCAAGGTTGTGAACGTGACGAGCAACGTTGCGGACAGCACTTCTGGTGGCCTCCTCCCGGCTTATGTTTCCCGCGCCAACTCGTTTGGCACGAACGCGGAACTCGTCCTCAACACGGGTTCTTCGGTCACGGGCGACAGCAAGATGGGTATCTACATCAACAACGTGACGACCTCGTTGCCGTTCCGTGTGGTTGATGTGGTGGTGGACACTGCGAATAGCAGCGGCAACATTGTCGAGTTCATCGTCAAGTTCAATGCTGGGTACCACGCGTATAACAACGCGTCGGGCACCTAATAGGGAGTTCTAAGAAATGGCTATTTCACGTGCACAATTACTGAAAGAGCTGCTTCCCGGCCTGAACGCCCTGTTCGGTCTGGAGTACAAGCAGTACGGCGAAGAGCACAAGGAGATCTACGAGACTGAGACCTCCGAGCGTTCCTTCGAAGAAGAGACGAAGCTGAGCGGATTCTCCGCTGCCCCGGTCAAGCCGGAAGGCCAAGCCATTGCGTACGATAACGCGCAGGAAGCTTGGACGGCTCGTTACAACCACGAGACGATTGCTCTCGGCTTCTCCATCACGGAAGAAGCGGTTGAAGACAACCTGTACGACTCGCTCAGCAAGCGTTATACAAAGGCTCTTGCTCGCGCTATGGCGTACACGAAGCAAGTTAAGGCTGCGTCGGTTCTGAACAATGGTTTCGCTGCTGCCTACACGGGCGGTGACGGCCAGCCGTTGTTCTCGGCCTCGCATCCGCTTATCTCGGGCGGTGTCAACAGCAACCGTTTGACGGCTTCTGACCTCAACGAAACTTCGTTGGAAGCGGCTGTCATTCAGATCGCTGGTTGGACCGACGAGCGCGGTCTTTTGATCGCGGCGAAGCCCGGCAAGCTTATCGTTCCTCCGTCATTGATGTTCGTCGCCAAGCGGCTCCTCGACACGGAACTCCGTGTTGCGACTGCTGATAACGACATCAACGCGCTGAAGGCGATGGGTGCGATTCCGGGTGGTTACACCGTAAACCACTTCTTGACCGACACGAACGCTTGGTTCTTGACGACCGACGTTCCGAACGGCATGAAGCACTTCGTTCGTACCCCGCTGCAAAACAGCATGGATGGCGATTTCGACACCGGCAACGTCCGGTACAAGAGCCGCGAGCGTTATAGCTTCGGCTGGTCGGATCCGCTGGGCATGTTCGGTTCGCCGGGCGCGTCCTGATAAGACTGGATTGGGGGGCTTCGGCCCCCCTTTCCTTTTAAGGGTATTAAGTGTATATAGTCGTTATCGGGAAAAATCCGCTTATCAGACAGCCCCGACTGACGACATGCAGACTGATAAGCATTACTCGCATGTGAGGAATTAAAATGGCTACTACTACGTTTTCCGGCCCGGTAGTTTCACAGAACGGCTTTGTTGGCACGTTCGCGGGCAATATTGTTGGTAACGTCACGGGCAATCTGACGGGCGATGTCTTCGCTACGGTTCAGTCTCTTTCGGGAGCCGGTGCGGTCAACGTCACGGATATGCTCACCTCGGTCACCACGACCGGTGCTGCTCAAGCTCTGACCCTTGCTAACGGCACGGCTGGTCAGATGAAGGTCATTGTTCACGTGGTTGACGGCGGTTCGGCGGTTCTCACCCCGACCACGAAGATTGGTTTCACCACGATCACGTTCACGAACGTTGGCGATGCTGTCACCCTGATCTACACCGCCGCTGGTTGGGCGATTGTGGGAATCAACGGGGCTGTCGCTGCTTAATAGGAGCCGCTAATGGCTATGCAAACAGATGTATTAGCTAGTGCGGTTCGAACTACTGACGGGCTTATCGCTGATCAGGCGGCTAATTCCCTCGGTCGTTGCCGCGTAAAGGCTATCTACATCATCCCCGCAGCCGGTGCAGGCAGTGTGGTGTTCAAGGACGGCGGTGCTTCGGGTGTGGTCAAGGCGACCATCAATACCCTTGCGGCATCTACGGCCCCGGACTACGTACTGCTCCCCGGCGAAGGCTTATTGTTCCAGACCAACGTCTATGTTGATGTCACGGACATTGCCTCGGTGATGGTGTTTTATGCCTAAGTCACCTGCGTGGCAGCGTAAGGAAGGCAAAAATCCTGCTGGCGGCTTGAATGCCAAAGGCAGGGCTTCCTATAACCGTGCTAATCCCGGCAAGCCGGGTCTGAAGCGTCCTCAGCCCGAGGGCGGTGCCCGTAAGAAATCATTCTGCGCGAGAATGTCCGGAATGAAGAAAAAGCTTACGAGCGCCAAAACCGCTAACGATCCCAATAGTCGGATTAACAAGAGTCTTCGTGCGTGGAAATGCTGAAGATGAAACACGAGAGTCAGGAAATCGTTAAGACCGTTGGCGATGCAGTTTCGGTCTTTACCGTCGTAGGGACGTTGATAGACATGCTCCCCTCAGTTGCAGCACTAATCACAATCGTGTGGACGAGCATCCGTATCTACGAAACCGATACGGTGAAGGACATTATTTCCCGGTGGAAAGAAGGGAAGAAGTAATGCCTAGCAAGTCCGGAAAACAGCACCGTTTAATGGCGTTGGTGGCTAACGATCCGAAGGCTGCTAAGCGTCTGGGTATCCCGTCGAAAGTCGGGAAAGAGTTCATGAAGGCCGACAAGGGCCGTAAATTCAAAGGTAAATCCAAATGAAGAAGTATGCGATGGGCGGACGCATGATGCGTCCTGAACGTGAACCGATGGCTGAGCGAATTAAAGCCCGCAAAATGCCGGGGCTGAAGCCGGTCCCGGAAGAGCCGATGTACAAGAAGGGCGGCAAAATTGCTGACAAGGCCGGTCGCGCTATGAAGAAGCGTTCGGCTGACACGATGGGTCGTGCGATGGTCAAGAAGTACAGCGAAGGCGGTTCTGTCTTCCGCAAAGCCGCTGATGGCGTTGCTACAAAAGGCAAGACCAAGGGCAAGATGGTTAAGATGAACAAAGGTGGTTACTGTGGCTAAAGCTAAAACCCCGGCTCCTAAAGTTGGATCGCCGTCTGAGGATTTGATCTCTCGCGGAATGCTTCCGGATGTCCCGACGATTAAGCCGGGTGCTGGATTTGGCGACGACATCAAGAGCAAAAAGCCCGTGAAGAAAGCCAAGGGTGGCATGATCGGCTCTGCTTCCAAGCGTGCTGATGGTTGTGCCGTTAAGGGTAAGACCCGAGGCAAGTTCGTCTAATGATGGCTTCGCGTGGCATGGGCGTCATTGCCCCCAGCAAAATCCCTCGTGCTAAACGGCGCGGGGATAACGAGATTGTTGAGGGTACTGATCGTCCCATTCGTCACGCCAAGGGCGGCAAGGTCAAGAGCAAGGTCAACGAGGCCGGTAACTACACCAAGCCCGGTATGCGTGAGAGCTTGTTCAAGTCCATTAAGTCTCGGGCGGTGCAAGGTACTAAAGCAGGTCAGTGGTCAGCGCGAAAAGCGCAGTTGCTGGCTAAAGAGTACAAGCGGCGTGGCGGGGGGTATCGCGATTGAAAGCGCCGCAGCAATCCTTGAAGGCTTGGACTGCCCAGAAATGGAGAACCAAAAGTGGTAAACGATCTTCTGACACGGGTGAAAGGTATCTTCCGGAGGCTGCTATCAAAGCACTCTCCCCAGCCGAGTATTCCCGAACCACTGCCGCCAAGCGTCGAGGAAAAGCCCAAGGCAAGCAGTTCGTACAGCAACCCAAAGGCATTGCTGCTAAAACGCGCAGCTACCGCCAAAAAGGTAAGTAAGAAGCCCAAGGCTAGGAAGCGATAATGGCCGACAAGACTACAGCTACAACCGACTTCAACCTCGACCTCAATACCATCGTAGAAGAGGCATTCGAGCGTTGCGGTGCGGAATTGCGTACCGGTTATGACCTGCGTACGGCGAAGCGTAGTCTGTCCCTGCTTTTGATGGACTGGGCTAACCGGGGTATTAACCTGTGGACTCTGGAACAGGGGACTCACACGCTGAGTTATAACGTCGGTACTTACGACCTGCCTGTAGATACGGTTGACCTGCTTGATCATGTGATCCGCACGGGTACTGGCACGAACCAGCAAGACATCAACATTACCCGTATCTCGTCCAGCACCTACGTGTCGATCCCGAACAAGAACGCAACGGGTCGCCCAATTCAAATTTGGATCAATCGTCGTACTGGCGCAACAGGCGCTGATAATGTCGTGGTCTACCCGCAGTTCACTGTGTGGCCGAAGCCAGATAACACGACTACTTGGACCCTGTACTACACCCGCCTGCGCCGTATGTTCGATGTGGGTAATGGTGGTAACGGTCAAGATATCCCATTCCGTTTCCTGCCCTGTATGGTGGCGGGATTGGCTTACATGCTGTCGATGAAAATCCCCGGTGCTGAGGCCCGAGTGGGTATTTTGAAAGAACAATATGATCAAGCGTGGGATCTGGCTGCTGGCGAGGATCGTGAAAAGGCTGCGGTTCGCTTTGTACCGAGAGAGTCGTTCTTAGGCGGGTACTGAGATGCCACATAAAGATCCAGAGGCTCGAAAAGCCTATCAGCGTGAGTATGCTGCGAAAAACCGCGCTCGTGCATATCAAAAGGTTAAAGAGTGGCGGGCAGCCAATCCGCACAAAGTAGCCGCGCAACACGAACGATATCGTAAAAAGCATCCGGATATTGTCAATGCAAAAACGTTGCGATGGCGGGAACGAAATCCTGAAAAATACGCAGAAGTTTCACGCAAAACCCGCAAAAAGCACTCAGCAAGAGTACTTGCGAACAAAGCAAAATATCGTGCGGTAAAGGCGCAGCGGACACCTGTATGGCTGTTACCAATAGACTATTTTGAAATGGAGTGCATTTACCGTTATCGAAATGGCCTACGCGATTGTGGTTTGAGTTATGAAGTTGACCACATCGTACCTTTGCAAGGTAAAACTGTTTCTGGGTTTCATGTACCCGAGAATTTACAAGTTATACCTGCTTGGCAGAATCGTTTGAAGAATAATTGCCATGCCTAATCGTTTTGCATCTGGAAAAAATGCCATCGCTATGTGCGATGTGTGTGGCTTTCAGTACAAGTTGAAGCAGTTGAAAAGCTTGGTTATTAAAACCAAGAATGTGAATATACTGGCGTGTCCAGAGTGCTGGAATCCAGACCAGCCGCAGTTGTCTCTTGGGTTATTCCCAGTTGACGATCCGCAGGCTCTACGGAATCCAAGACCGGATACGAGCTATTTTGAACCCGGCAATAATGGCGCGGGTGGTAGTAGAATGATCCAATGGGGCTGGGCACCTATTGGTGGTGCAAGGGCAGATGACGCAGGTCTGACGCCTAATGACTTAGTAGCCCAATGTTT